TTCTGCTTCTGTCGTTTCGATGATGTCATCTTCGTTCATCCCGGTATAACCACTTTCTGGATCGAGTATTAATCGTTGTCTTTCGTCATATCCGTCTATCGCACCCGAATTTGTTAGTATTTGCGCTGTTTCTGCTTTCAATTTATTAAGTTCTGCTAATTCTTTCGAAGTCATCGCGTCCAAGGGTTTCCACATGATTTCAACTTCAAAGGGCTCAATTCCATATTTCGGCGAAATTTCTGATCTCATCAATATTAAGTGGTGTCTGTTAACGAATTCGGTTAAATTATTTGCTTGCAAGCTTTCTAACATTTCGTGATAACTTGCCTCTTCATATTCGCCCGTTGAGTTGAACCCTTTGGGGGTGGTTCCGAGTAATTTCACAGCGGGGACGTTCGCAGCTGCTGCAACGAGTTGATACTGTGTCATAATAACTGCGTCTAATTCTGCAAGAGACGTATCAAATTGTTCCATCTTTTCATCTAAGCCTAGCACTTTAACGCCGTAATTATCTCTATAGTATGCCCATTTTTCTAAAGTAGATGCGAGTACGGGTTGATTCGCGACGAACTGCGAAGTATCGATATTGATGACGTCAGTTCGTTTCGTAAGTGCGAGCATCGGCGCTTCGTTCGCTGTGCGTTCTGCTGCAAATACACGTTCTGCTATTTTTTGTGGAATTGGGATGCCGCCGTAAATGTACGCCGGTTTTAAAATGTCCGCTACTTCATCTGTTTTAAAGATAACTAAGTGCGTTCTGTGAATCAATTTACCCGCAACATTCCACCAAGTCGGCTCATAAAAATGGACGCTGGATGGGTCGCCAGCGGACGCCGGATCTAATTGCGGGGAAATCCAGTAAGGGTCAATCTGTGAAATCCCGCGGTATGAATTAGGCGCTATACCATCAGGATTGAACGGTTTGAAATAATATTCTGGATCGTCGGATTCGACTTTAAACATCGCAATTCGAATGCCGAACACACGTCCTAGTTTTATAAATTCTTTCATGTTGGCGTTGAGGCGATACTTTATATCTAATTTTTTTATTTCATCCAGTATTTCGGTATCAACTTCTTTGCCATCATTTACTGTGATATCGAATCCGGCTCGAATAGCATCATCTGCGGGCATCGCGCAACACTTATCAACAAGCCAGTGCTGAGCGATCATCGCGCACAATTGCCATCCTATAAAAGTCTGATTCGCAAACCACAACATTTGCCCTTGCGGAATTACGTTATTGCCGTAAAAGGGTGCTTTGACATTTACCTGATTGTCCATAGAAAATGAAGTTTTTGAGAGGGGGTGCACGGAATGCTCTAAATTTCTGTCGAAAGCGATTCTTATTTCTTCGGATTTATCGCTATAGTTGATAGTGTCGGTCGTAAAAATCGGGCGACGAGGCTCGTGTTTCACTTCAACTTTCGGCTCTACTTTTTTAAATCTTTTAAGAAAATCCTTCAGCACTAAAAAAACCTCTTAATTTTTTTGTAGGTGAAAAAGCTATCATAACAGCGTCCGCTTTGTTTGGCGACTTAGAACCATCTGGCATTTTATTTATGACAATCTTGCCGACATTGTCTGTGCTGTACGTAGGTTGCGAGAGCTGCACTATTAAATCACCCAATCCCGGTATAGCGCTAGATATCGATATGATATCGTTTTCGTCTATTTCCATTTTTTCATATATAGCACGATACGTATTTTGAAATTTACGCCTCAACGCCCACCACGACTGCGATTTATAATTTTTAAATAGATCTTCGTTAGTGCGTCCCCTGGCCGTTTCTGGCGAATTTGAAAATTTCTGCTTAAACGGATCTCCTTTTGGGTCGACGACTGCGCCTGAGCCGCGAAATGGTTCGAATTTTATTTTATGTTTTCGAGATTCGTTTATCACACGTGCATCGCCCCGAATACCTGCTCCGAGGCCATCCGCGTCATACATCACAGATTCGTAATCGTGTACTTGCGCTATTTCCATTGCTTTTTCTGTCGTTTTGAACAAATCTCCGTTAACTCCCGACCATTCCTCGACTTGCTCTAGTAAAAAACCATAACGTCCTGCAACAGCGTTTTTGTCCCGTCCTTCATCCGCCACGTCGAGTGAAAGTATTCTCACACCGGTTGGTTTTAGCGAGAGTTTCAAATGTGCATCTACTGCTGCTTGTACCCAATGCGCAGGAATAACAATACCTTCGATCGAGGCGCTATAACTTAAATCTATCTCTTGCGCGATGACCACGGGGTCATCAATTTCGTAACATTTTTTTCGATACCATTCCTCATCTTTGCGCGGATCATCACGCCAGTGAAATGTGAAAACATTTACTTTACCCCCGAAACGTTTACGCGCGAACGGATTATTCATGCCGTGCGGTGTTGATACATCTTGCCGACAATTAGTCGTAGCTGAGAGTGACGCTTCGACAAGTTGAGGACGCGGTAAGAATGCAGATTCATCTACAAAATAAAATGAGGTTCTATCGCCTCTTCCAATATTGTCCCCTGCTTCTCCCGTAATAACTGAACCCGTTTCAGGGAAAAATATTCGCATGTACGGTGCATGTTTTCTTTCATCCCATCCACCTTGAAACTCTTTGGGCAAATGTGAAATGAATTGCCGCACTTTGTAGAATAGAGATTTCGGATCACCTCGACTATCAATGTACTCTTCTTTACGAGATCCGAACCCTACGCTTAAACTATTGTAAAGAAGACACATGACTGCCGATACAGCTACAAATAACCAACTCAGACCCATCTCTCTCGATTTTTCAGTAAGTCCCGGTTCTCTACTTTTCCAACGCATTAAAAACCAGTTAACCCACTCTTCTTGTCTAGGGAATAATAAAAACGGAATAACAGCGGGAAGACCTATTTCAATATTTCGAGGATCGTGCGTAACACCCCAATCTATAATAAATTGCGCGGGATTTTGTTTATAATACGTCTTATACATTGTGGTTAATTGTGGCGTCCTACGAATTTCTTTTAATCTCGCAAGACGCCATCTGAAAACTTTTGAGTAATCCGGTTTTCTAAAATCGAACTCAAAAGGTATCGGCATACTATTTTATTTAATCATAAAATTCAGGTCGGCTAAAATCACAGGTTCTATTTCGACTTGATTTTTATCGTTACTTAGACTTTCTTTAGCTATAGTATTAATGTCTATATTTATTTCTTTGTCGATTATCGTGTTGATATATTCGTAAAATTCATTTTGCTTTTCAACAGGAGCAAGAGATATATCAAATTGTCTTGTCTCTTTATTTTCTACGCCGAGTTCTTTCACTAATTTTATTCTGACTTCTTCATATACTTCTAATTCTTTACGCATTTGTATAATTGCTTTAGATACTTCGTAAGAAACAAGAACAGGCACTTTCATTTGCGACAGTCTCATCAACGATTGAGATCCTGCGATTAAATCTTTCAGCTTTACAGTTATCATTTCTTTCTCCAAAAATAATAAAATACGAGTATATATTTTCCACACAGTAAACGCTAGCCGTTCAGAGGTGGTATAGCCGGTATACTTTGCAAGCAGGTTTGGACTGCTGTTTGCACTGTTAATAGAAACGATTGAAAAGCCGCGTAACTATTCGGGTAGAGAGTCGGTAAATTCGGGTTTGCGTATAACGCTTGCCCTTGGCTCTGCGCTATAACTATCGTTTGTTTTATAAAAGTTAAAGTATTTACAATATTTTGGTATTGGTTTGTAAGTGTTTGCATATCTGAAATTGTAGTCATTGTTTTTTAAACCTCTGTAATAAACATCGATACTAGATCAACTGGGACGAGGGCATGCATTTCTTCCACGGTTTTACAATTCGAAAAATCTATATCTTTAAAAGCTCTTAATTTTTTACGATCTTGTAATAACTTATTTTTTAAATCTGAATCACCATCTTCTTCAGCCATTTCAATTTCAGTTGAAATTTTAGATATTTTCTCATCGATAGCCGAGTTTAATTTATTCTTAAACAAAGTCTGACATTCATCAATTTTATGATAAGCGTGGCTAATCCCGTCGAAATGCACATGGCCGTGATACTCAGGATGTTTTTTATTTAAATCCCAGTATGACTGTAAAAATTCATCTGGTTCTTTCTGTATTATTATCATAATCCTAACATCCCGTAGATTGTAAATACCGCGGTGTTAATATTTCCGCTATTAAAAAATACTTTAAAACTATTTATGCCTGCGGTTGCCTGCGTGCAATTCACTAAATATAGAACGCCGCCTTGGGTGATCGACCCCGAGATTTGAACAGTGCCGTAATTTAAATTTCTAATAAACAAATGTCCCGCAGCGGCTCCCGCATTAGCAAATCCTGCACTCAATATGATAGAGGATGTTGAGCTTGAATTGCTCCACGTAGTAGAGCCGCCTCCCGTATTATTACTCGTGACACCGCCTGTATAGCCGCTAGTTAAAAAAGAGCTACCAAGATTATTAGAAAGTAGGATACCTAACGCATTACCCCCGGAAACAGGCAGTAAATTTTGAAATAAAATTAAAATGGTATTAAATTGAGTAATGGGCAACGCAGTTGACTGCGTAAAGGTGATTGAAGCTACTGTACCACCCGTTACTGACACCGTTTCTAAAAAAGATAAACCCGCAGTCCCAAGCCATGCAGATCCGTTATAAAAATAGGGCAAACCCCATAAGCTATTAAAAACTTCTAATCCGGTAGGGGGACTGCTTATATTAGTATAGGGGGCACTATTTAACGGCATTAAAAACCCAGCATTGTTACCGCTTGAAAATAGCGAAAGTACCGCACTGTTCACAAAGGATGTGGAACCAATCGCAACGACATTGCCTGTGCCTCCTTCGCCCTGCAAAATCAACGGACGACCAACAACGCCATTTTCTACCGCTTGAATCCATGCGTAATTCATCGCAGACGCAGAATAATTGACACCCATAGCTAAGCGCGGAATACCAGGAGCACTTGTCGTAGTACCGCTTAGAAGAATAGACCCGATTTCCCCGCTTGGTACAGATGACGCATCAAACACATGGAATTTAGCCGAAGGAGCACTTAGACCGACACCAAATTTACCTGATACCGCGCCTCCGTTGGCCGATGTAACAGTTCCGCTTGCAAAACCGACTTGAAAATTTCCAGGTACAGAAAGACTTGTCGCAGGTGAGGGATCACCTATACCCACGTTGCCGCTTGTATTTAAAGTTATTCCTGTTAAAAAACTTATAGCGCTTCCAGCCGTTGTAGATGAATAATCTATCTCAAAAAGATTAGACGTTTTTGCAAATCTAAAATTACCATTCGAAGAATTGCTTATGATACTCGTGCCGTTATAATAACAATCCCAAAACATCTCGAGATTGTCCCGGCCAAAAACTTCAAATATTAGATACGCATTTGAACCTGTTCCGCCTACTGAAAATCCAGTGCTATTAATATTTCCATTCACATCTAAGAAAGAATTCGCATCAGGTAAACCCGTGTTAATACCTAAAACACCCGGGATATAAACGCCTGCTGTATATCCTATTGTGATTTTTTTAGGAGTTCCTAAATCTGTCGAAATGTAATCTATGATCCCCGAATTCGGTTGTATCCTTATCATTCCGTTGGTGCTACTGCTTCCGGTTTGAGTAGAATCTACAATCGCTAATTGACGATTACCGGTAGCGTTGTGCGCCATCATTAACGCAATACCATCTGTCGAAGAATTCGCATCCATCGAATTGCCGGACAATACTATATTTGCGTAACGTGCGGTTTGTACGCCGACGTTTAAAGAATAATTCGGCGTGGGTTTAGCAGTCGTTGCGATGTCGACACCGCCTTGTTGAAAATAAGCGGTATAACGAGTGGTACCCGCCGTTTGAATCGAGCAATATAGACCGTACGAAGTGGTTATACTTCCAGATCCGGCGAGTGATCCGGAATCTATCCAATGACCGTACGCTGTTGTATATGTTTGTCCGCTCGGAGGCGAAAGACGAATAGCAGTGTATTGCCCCGCAACATACGTAACGGAATTGCAATTAAAAATAGGTTCTACATCAAGTCCGAGTGCGATGGTTCCTGCCGCGCTACTAATCGTCGAAATTACTTGTAATCCAATGTAGGTAAGTATTGAACTACCACCGACTAACAGGCTATTCGTTATATAAACATTCGCAGGGAGACTTACCGTAGCAACGCCCGAAGTCGTCGAAACCGATACTTGATTTGCAGTACCTGAAACTGCCGTTATGCCGCCAATCGTACCAGTATTTGAAATCGTAAATGCGCCCGTTGAAGGGTTGAACGATACACCTATTCCCGTCCCCGCGCCTATTGACCCTTTGATTAGATTTGTCGATGAAGTTTGACCGACGAGTATCTGCCCGTCTGTGTATGTGCTAAATCCCGTTCCGCCGATAGACGAGACGAGGGGTATCGCAGTCCACGTCATCGGCGCGGCTGATCCACCACCTGAAGCTAGTAAATATCCGGCTACCCCCGCCGTTACCGGTAAATTAAAATTATAAGTGCCTGCTGTCGCTTGCGGAAGTATCGATATCAAACCGCTTGACGAACCGCCTAATTCTAATCCTGCGAACTGGGGCGACGAAGTAGTC